TGTTTCCTCGGGGCGATTTACCTGCCTTGTAACGCACCTTGTTTCTTTTCCTGTATTAAACGGTGGTATGTATATAGGGTTGTGCGAATATACTTCCGGACGAGTTTCATCTTTTTTAATAAATAATCCTACTTCATCACTAAACGTTTCCGATACAGTATTATAGTCTGTGTTAAAAGACTCGCTACTATCCATATTATTTATATTCTCAACGCCACTATTTTTGGAACCGTTATTTACTTCCATATTTTCTTCTTTATTTTCCTCTATTTTTCTATTCATTTCATCTGCTTTATTTTGCTTCTCTTTTTCGGTTGTTTTTCGTATAATGAAAAACATACCAACAGCGATAAAAATAAAAACAAAAATTATTAATAAGACGGAATTATTTGCTGTAAATATAGCTGATGATTTCAAACTTTTCATATATTATATATTATTTGTATTATATAATATAATATATAAAAATTATTAAAAATATCCTAAGAACATAATTTTGTCTCAATAAGCTCAAGAAGAGGACATAAATCTTTTGGATCTACATTTTCTCTATATTTTAGAGCATTACCCGATTTACAAAATGTCTTATCTACCAGTTCCAATAAAGGGCATAAATCTTTAGGATCTAGTTCTAAATTAAATTCGAGATAATTATGTTTATTCTTAATATTTTCAAAATTGGTTTTTAGTTCTTTTGTATCATTTTGACTTAGTTTATGTTTTTGACTAAGTAAAACATACTCTGTTTCTGTACTATTGCATAACACCGTATCAACATAGTCTACAAAAGAGCATATTTTTGAACTATCTTTTTGAAAACTTAAATCTTTTGAAACTTCGGAAACTTGATCAGAAATAGGAGCAGAAATAGGAAATGGGATAAAAAAGGCAAACGTAAGTGCAGGTAAAATAGCAACTAAACTAATGGTCTTCAACATTTTTCGTATATACTATATTAAATATTTATTTTTAATCTTTATTTGTGTTAATTATATTATAATAAAAATATAGTTAACAATTTTTCTAAAATATAATATAGTAACGCTATATTTATGGAGCAGCATAACTATGTAAGCTTTGTGTGTATGGATTGCGTTTAAATGCATCTAAAATATCAGGCTGAATTCTTTCGCAATAAATAGACTCCTGATAATACTGCGGCATTTTACTTAACTTACCAAACTGGTTTGCAGACGGAGGCATTCCTCCTAAACCAGAACCCGCACTTGCACCTCCACTCCATGGGCATACTTCATTGTTTTTATCAGGTCTTTTAATATTTATGTTTTCATTGTGGTTAAACAGCGAGATATTTCCATATGGTGTATATTCTTTGCTTACTTTATTTATGTTGTTGTGCTGATTTCTTGCAGCCATCGTAGAACGATAACCCTCATTGGTAGCCCCACCGCTTGGTCCAAAGTACTCAGGCTCTGTTGTCTCACGCTGAGTATATACTTCTTGCTGGTCGTTAACTAAATAACCAGTTCCTTCTGTTAAAGGTGTAACGTTCAAATGGTTAAAGTCAAGCAAACTTTCAGTTGTTTCTTTAATAGTTGTAGGCGCTCTATCTGCCGGATTATAAGTAACACCTGCTGAAACGCTATTCTGAAAATTACCATAAGGTCTGATTGATCCAACAACATTTTCTTTTCTAGATGGACGAACTGCTTCTAGTAACGGTGCAACAAACGATTTAAGTGCTCCATTAATAGCCGTTCCTAAAAATGGCGCAGATTTTGTATTTGAACGATTCGTCGAACTAAGTCTCGTTATACCACGACCATAGTCGAACTTTGTCGGTTCACATTTGCCTACACCAGATATATTTATAATCGGTTTTCCTTCTATTACCGATTTCTTAGAGGTTTCATAATTTTCAGGAGCATACTGTGATGTTCCACCTGTGTTTGAATCAGTACCAAAATATTCGGTAGTAGTGCATATACGGCTCTGATCTTTAAGTAACTCCTTGGGACGACCTGCTTGTGCTTTCTCTAAACCAGTTGTAGTAAACCATCTATCAGGTGTATTTAAATAGAATTTATCGGGCAAGAATTTTTCGACAGTTCCGTATGTTTTAGCATTAGGAGGCTGTTGAACATTCCATTCATAAGAAGGTCCTTCATGATTTTCTAAACTGTATGTAAGCTTGGGATTGTTTGTAGTTCGCAGTTGGTCAACATTCCTGTCCACCCATAAATCACGAGCTTCCATACCTGAGTTATAACCATTGCTTCCACAAGATGTAAAACCTTGATTTAATCCAGGTGCTACACGTACTTCTTCCCATGGCTTTACATTCGCCATTTGTGTTCCTGGATTAACACGTGACTGAAAAAATGATGTAAAATTCGGCATTCCATTAGGATATTCAATGTTCGGCTGAGGTGCAAATAAAGGTGCGCGTTCTTCTTTGCATATTTTTTGACTACCAGTACCACTATAGCTATCTAAAATAGACTCATGTGTGTCGGCGTCAGTTGTACGCCCTCTTATTTTTGAACCAAAAAAGGGAACCATGTTATTATGTCCAAAGTCCGACATATTTATTTGATTACCGGTTAGCGACTTTACATTATCATCTTTCAAACCATTACTGTTATTTTTATAATATGGATTACCAAACTGGTCATCATTCTGTAACACCCGCTTATCAACAGTTGAATTGTAATACTTGTCCGTTACTGCAGAACCACCATTAAATATATTTATACTACCTTTTGTAGAATTATCTATTACAGGATAATTCGTACTCGGTACTTGAGTATTTGGTAAATAGTTTTGAGGATTTACTCTACCGGCGCCCATATTTGTAAATGCTTCTTTTTTAAACATTTTTGCTCTTGTTTCATCAATATTATTTTCCTTTTTATTATTTGCCGCCATAATTAATCCTGTAGCCGCCAATATTGGGATAACAACTTCCATTATATTATATATATGTTTATTATATATATGTAATATATTTTTTAGTCTCTATTAACTCTTAAATATTACATATATAGTTTTATCTTTTACCTTTTTATTTTTTATATATCTTTATTTTGTAAATAAGTTTTGTGTATTATCTACCATATTATAATTAAAACAAGGGACTTTTGTAACATAATTATCTTTTTCTAAAATTCTAGTACTAAGATTATTTTGAAACGACATACATGTATTCTCTTGTGGGTTCAAATGAAGATAATCCCAATTTGGTTGTTCTAAATCTCTGTACCACCATGCGGGATTTGTAACTCTCGACTGGTCTGTAAAAGGAGAACAAGAAGGATATTCATTTTGCGAGGTTGGTATTATTACATCTTTATAATTATTTTGAGGGTTGCAATCTTTCGTTAAATTTCTATCAAGACCAAAAAGAGAGCTTTCGAGATTTATTGTATTTGTCATTAAGTTTGCACCCCACTTTTGTAACCTTATTGACGGGTCTATCATAAAACACGGTTTATCTCCGTTACCAGGAACATTGAGTCTCCATTTTCCTTGGTCTGTAGACTCTTGTTGCTGTTTCATTATTCTACATGGGTCATCATGAAAACGAGTAAATGACATTTATTATAATGTAATTATATTATATTATTATATTTATTTCTATAATACTAATATTATTTATTAATGCAAAAACAAATATAAATATATTTATACTATGATTCCTAAATAGTTGTTCATATAAATATTATAATATGGATAATATGTCACAAACAAAAACATCTAATGGTATAACATCAAAAAAAACAATATGTTTAAATATGATTGTTAAAAATGAAGCTCATATTATTAAAGAGACATTCGATAATATTTTAAAATATATTCCCTTGTCTTATTGGGTTATTTCTGATACGGGTTCTACTGATGGTACACAACAAGTAATAAAAGATTATTTTAAGTCTAAGAATATAGATGGTGAGTTATTTGAAGATGAGTGGCGAGACTTTGGGTATAATCGCACTCTAGCATTACAACATGCAAATAAAAAAACAGACTACTTATTTATTTTCGATGCCGATGATAGTATACATGGAAATTTTAAACTTCCAGAGAACCACTTATTTAATGCAGAAATGTACAATTTAAAATTTGGAGGAGATAGTGTAGCATATGTTCGCCCTTTATTGATAAACAACTGTCTAGAATGGAAGTTCAATGGTGTTCTACATGAATTTTTGACATGTACATCTAAAAAGGTTGAAGGTATAACACTAAATGGAAACTACTATATCGAGTCGGGTCGTAAAGGTAGTAGAAGTAAAGATCCCGATAAGTATAAAAAGGATGCAGAAATTTTGAAAAAGGCCTACTATACTGACTTACAAAAACCAGATAAAGGTTTATCTAATCGTTATGCTTTTTATTGCGCACAAAGTTATAAAGATTCTGGTATGGTTAAAGACTCCATCGAATGGTACACAATAGTAGCTGATAAAATAGACACATGGGTTCAAGAAAGATACTATTCATGTTTTATTTTAGGGGACCTATATATGCGACAAAATGATTTTGAAAATTCAATTCGATACTTAACAAAGTCGATTATTTTTGACCATGAGCGAATTGAATGTATTGCTCTAGCTTGTGAACTTTTTTTACAAAAAGAAATGTATTTATTGTGTTGTTCTTTGGGTGAAAAGTTCCTGGGATGCACTAAACCATTATCCGATAAACTTTTTTTATTTGAAAATTTTTACTTTAACCATATAGAATATTCTTGTAGTATTGCTGGCTTTTTTTGTGGGAAACACGAATTAGGGTACCAGTGTTGTAAAAAAATTATTACTAGTAGATCTATCGAGAATATTGATAAGTATATTAAAACGTGTATTAATCTTGCATTTTATAAAGACCAATTATTGCGCGATGATACAGATACACTCAACTTCTTTTATGAGTATAATGAAAATATACAAAAATTATTAAATGACAGCATCGATATAGACAATAGAATACACGAATGTTGGAACATTTTATTCGAGAAAAACCGTTATAAATTATTTGAGTTACCTAAAAATGTTAAAACTATTATTAATAGTAAAGGGAGTTCAAACTCAGATAAACAAAATAATAAGTCTAAAAAAATAAATGTTTTTATTTCATTTACTACTTGTAAGAGACTCGACTTATTTAAACAGACTTTGGGTTCTATTTTAAATCATTGGATGGACAAGGAAAAAATTGATTACTGGTTTTGCGTAGATGATAATTCGTCTAAAAAAGATAGAGAATATATGAAGAATACTTTCCCGTGGATTAAATATTATATGAAATCTGAATCTGAAAAAGGTCATCGTGAAAGTATGAATATTATTTGGAGTAAACTGAATGAACTCAAGCCAAAATACTGGATACATATGGAAGATGACTTCTTATTTTATACGAAAAGGAACTACGTACAAGACTCTATAAAAGTTCTTCAAACATATCATACATCGAAAAATATACGCCAGGTTTTATTTAATAGAAATTATTCTGAAACAATAAAGGATTCTTGTATTAAAGGGCACGTTGTTTTATCTAAAAGTGATCGTGATCGTATTCCTGAAATACCGATCGTTCTTCATAATCATAATAAAAATGATAGTTTCTTTTTTCAAAACTGTTGTTACTGGCCCGACTATAGCTTTCGTCCATCTATGATAGACGTTGAAACAATTTTAAGTTTGGGTAATTATAATACTGAAAATCAATTTTTTGAATTAGACTACGCTAATAAATGGTATAATGCGGGATATAGAAGTTCATTTTTTAATATGATATGTTGTCGTCATATTGGTAGATTAACATCAGAACGAAGTGATAAAACAAAACCAAACTCTTATGAATTAAATAACGTTTCACAATTTAATTTACCTAATTCTCACGAATCTCACGAATCTCATACATCTCATACATCTCTTACCGTGCATACACCTCATATTGTCCATGAATCTTATGACTCTTGCGACCTCGATACACGTACAAATACTGTAGCAACAAATAAAAGTATTCGAGAGTCCTGCAGCCCTCCCATAAAAGTAAACACATCAAGTATTATTAAAATAGTAAACTTAAAACATAGAGATGATAGGAAAAAATCGGTAGAAGACAAGTTAGAAAAGGCAGGATTTTCTAATACATACTACGAAATTGTTGAAGCTGTATATGGTAAAGATATGGTGTCTTCGTGTAATATGGAGTTATATAAAATGTTTGAAGATAATGATTTTGGAAGTAGGTGTGGATTTATAGGATGCGCTTTATCTCACTATGGTTTGTGGATGGAGTTACTAAAAGACACCAAAAATGAATATTATATTATTATGGAAGATGATATTATTTTATGCGATGGGTACAAAGAGCAGATTTTAAAACTAGAAGAGGATTTTAAAAGTAAGGATATCCTATTTCATGGTTATACGATGTATAAAGAAAGTCGTTTAAATAATAAAGATAAGTATGATTACAGTAATGTTAATGATAAAACGGATATATGTATACATCCACTTATCACCAGTCTTTATGTTGGAGGAACATTTGGATATAGTATAAATAAAACAGGTGCGAAAAAAATGATTGACTATATTCACGAAAATGGGATAAAACATGGTATTGATTATGTTATGAAAATTGTTAGTACCGTAGACAAATATGAAACACATCCTAACTTGTGTATTTCTTTATGGAGCGAAGATGACGCCAACTATGATACAGATATACAGTCATATACGGAGTCATTCGACTTCAGTAAGTATGAAAAATACTACTTGAAAGTTATAAAAGACAACTTTATTTACATTCCTACGGGTGACCAAATAGGTCACGATATTTACCGTAAAAAGGATACTCTAAAAAATATGGTATTAAGGGCGATTGATGATAAACAATGTGTTGCATTTAATACTCTAGGTTTTTTTAAAAGTGATGTTATAAATATTACGAAGTCACGGTGGTTTTCAGATACGGATGGTATATATATTAAAAAAGAACATGCAAGTATTAAAAAAGTTTTAGAAAATCTCGATTCCACCTTCGAGGTACAGGATGACAACGCGGTATTAGGAGAGTATAAAAAACATGAGGTGCAACAGGTTGGTGAGATTAATGATAATTCGAGTAAATCGAAAATCGTAAATAAAAAACGAGTAAAAATGTTATGCAATTGGTGTTCTTCACGTGATATATGTTTGGAATTTTTAACAATGTATAAAGATGGCGATTTTAATGAATGGAATGATATTGAAATTACATGGGAGAATACAAACATTGATTATTATGTTATTATAAATATGCCTCCCAAAGACGAATATTATGATCCTGGAAAGACGATTATATTTCAAATGGAACCATGGGTGTATGATAATACTAAAAATTGGGGGGTTAAAACATGGGGTGAATGGGCAAACCCTGATCCATCTAAATGTATGAAAGTTTTTC